TTTACGAAAAAAAGAGCCCCACCAAAAAGGTAGGGCCAGAGGACATAAAGGAGGTCAAAGAAACCTACATATAGTGTATCACGCGTATTGACGAGTCCCGCTGCGATCAATAATTAATGCCTGCTGCCGAGGTTTATCCTCTGGGTTGTTAGGGATTGAGATATGGGTCCAGCGGTCAAACTCGCGAATGACCTGGTCATATCCAAGGCCAGCGGCCATAACTGCCTTGACCACCTCATCTGGGGTCATGCCTGGGACTCGAATGTCGGCTGCGCACCCAATCCGGTGCTGGCTGGTGTCCCGCGATCCAACCGCATCATTGACCTGCTTGCATCGAAATGCCGAGTTAATCATTACGGGTTTACCGCCTAAAACGGTCTTAACATCCTCCAAAAACGCAGCCAGGCGCACAAGGTTGGCCATCTCGGTGGCGTTAGGGGTATTGTCAAATTGACGGTGATCCGTATGGGTCAGTTCGTCAAGGGTGAAGTGTGGACTGAGGTTCATTTTTTCATCATCTCCTGTATTTCTTTGTTTTTGTCTTTGCTGCCTTGGCTTGATCCAAAGTAAAAAGACAACACTTGGCCAGCTGAACTGGTAATAAATCCAAGCGCAAAAATAACCATTTGCTGCTGGTCGGTTGGCACATCACGGAACATTAAAATAGCGATAAATAGAAATGCAAGGGATACCGTGCCGAGCGCCAAAATAGGCACTACTGATTTATCCAGTTTGGTAGCGTGTTCGGATGTAGCTACGGTTGCGTAGGCCTGGCGCGCAGAGTCGCGGTCTGCAGCCTCTAATTTGGCGTACTCAAGGTCTAATTCTTTAAGTTTGAGGGCCATCTCAGGGTTGCCGGTAAGCGCCTGGGTGACTCCCTCTACGGTAGCGTCATCAATCCCTAGCTTAGAAGCGATCCAGCCCACAGCAGCACCGCCAGCAGGGCCAGCAACAGCAGTAGCCAGGACAGGAGCAACACCTTTAAGAAGTCCAATTAATGTGTCCATCATTTTTTAGTTCTTTCCTCTAATAATTTAACTCGTACATGAAGTTCGTGTATTTCTTTATAAAGTTCTTCCCGTTGTTTTGCCCGTCTTTCTGCGGATATTGGGCTATCAGTTGGTACGCCTTCGCTCGTAATTAACGCTGGCATCTTGCCTTCAATCTGAGTTAGGCGTGTTTGAAATGAAGATACTTGGCCGAGCAGCCAGGCTATACAGGCAACCAAAATTGGAATAACCGCCTTTAGCACATCTTGCATATTCATTTAAAACGCTCCCAAAATAAACTTGAGCCACAAAGTCACAATCAATGCAGCCATAAAACAATAAAACTGTACTCGCCTTACCGCCTTTAAATCATGCTGGAATTCTTCGTTATTCTTGCGTTCCATGTTCTCAATGTCCAGCTTAATCTTGAGCAGCGCATCCCATTCTTTAGCGCCGTACTGCTTTACAAACTTAATCTTTAAATCAGCCTCCTCATCGGAGATTTGTTTCTTTCGTTTCCATTCTTCAAGCGCCTTAACCAGCGCCCGTTCCTTCTTAAATTCTGCCTCTCGCCTTGCCCGTATGCGCTCTTGCGCTTGCTGCTGGGCTACATCTACTGCGTCTTTCTGTATGTTTTCAATCTGCTTAGAAACAGTCTTACCCGCCTGACGCGCAGAATCGAGACCGGAACTAAGCCCCTTTGCTCCTTCTGACAAACCCAACAAATCTGACATATATCATCATTTTTTGATTCTTTGCCATAAATCTGTTATCGGCGTTGAGTTGATTTCTCTCCAGCCAATAGAGACGCAGGCAAACATAATAAATAGGAAGAAAGCAAACAAGACCGCAAAAATTAAGACCGCAAAAAATGCAATAAATATGGCAAACACATTAAGAATGGTTATTAACATTTATTCGGCCATCAACATGATAATTAACAAAAATAAAAGGAATAGTATATAAACCCTCTTGGCCCAATATTGACGATTTAAGATGCGTGGGTCTTGTATTAGGTAACTCTGCAACTCCAGCATATCTTCGTCATGCTCAATGTATTTTGGCCTCAACGGGTTTAGATAGTATTCGCAGCCTATCTTAATTTTTCCATTGTTATATGGCACATCCATTACTTATCCGCTTTATCGTTTAGCCGGTCAAAAAAAGAGGCCATGATGCTTTCCAGCTTATCAAACCGTGCAGCCATCTCCAGGCGCACTTCTTTTAAATCATCTCTGCGCACATAAATTTCTGGCAGGTCTTTTTCAATCTGGTGTATATCTCTGCGCAACTCTTTTACCGAATCCCAGATTTCTCGAGCAAACCAGCCTATGGATGCAACAACACATCCAAGGCCAATATTGATAATAGTCTGCCATTCCATGTTAGGTTTTCATGATGTAACACAGCGCATAGTAAGGAGGCAAATTGGCATTTGTTCCGCTTGTGCCAGATGATGCATTTGTAACAGAAACGCCAGTTGTTTTGCTTCCGGTAAGATTTTGCACATTACCACCGCCGGTAGTTAAGGAAACCCTAGCACCAGGAAGATTTCCAGTTCCTGTGGTTGTTGTTCCAACAAAAGCCCAATCAGCATCAGAAATAACACCACCATTATGGAAATGTCCTGGGTCGGTTACTGTTGCAGTATGAGTATGGGTTACAACTACAGCATCTGCAGAGCCGCCGGTTGCATTTACTGCGTAAGTTGATCCAGCGCCTACAACAAATCGGTCTCGCAAGTCTGGCGTACCATTTGTGCCGTTACATAAAACATATCCTGCTGGGATTGATCCAATAGACCCAGACCACAAGAAAATGCCACCAGATGGAATTGGTGTTGCTGATGGTGGAGTCGCACCAATAATTCCATATAAATTGTCATAAGTCTGGATGGTGACATCGGCGGATGTTTTTAATACAAATTTATAAAAAAACCCTTCTGTTAACCAAATAGTAGAGGGTGGCCGACCATCCGTCCCTAAAATAATAGGATTAGTATTGGCAATTAAGCCGCTGGAGTCGGTGTAAGTTGTAAGCGGGGTTGTTGATCCAGCTTGATAGGTAAAAATCTTGCCGGCGTTTAATGGCAGGCCATCGTTATTAAAAAACTGAAAACCATTGCCTATGGGGGATAAATTGACTGCCATAATTATTTTCCTTTACCAACATCTTTGAGGGGAATCATTTTTTTCTGGGCGCGCTTTACTGCGGATTTTTCTGCCATTGCAGCGCCGCGTTTTGCTCCATACATACCGCCAACAGTCGCTCCTACTCCAGCGCCTGGCACTCCGCCAAAAGTACCGCCAACAGCGCCACCTACTGAGGTTCCTAAAGTACCCAACAATGGCATTGCGCCCAAACGAATTAAATTGTGAGCCTGTATTGCTGCGCCAGGATAAGACGAATCATACTTAACAAGATGGCCGGCATCGTGCAAGTCTTTAACCATCTGGGCTATTTCTTTATCTTCCATCAAAACGCCAAGTTTGCGGTTATTGTCATTTAGGTATTTGGTAACATTGCCCGCATTCCATTGGCCTTTGTTTTTAGAGCCTTCTTGCAATATGCGATTGGCAAACTGTGCTTTAATCTCAGCTATGGCTGCATCCGCTTGAGGCCTTAGTTCGTCTGGCATTTCTTTAAGCAGCTTGATTAAGTGCCGCTGCTGGTCTACATCCATCCGCTCAATTGTTGACGCAATCTTTTCAAACGGCACGGCGCGATTCATGGGTGACTGTGGATCGTAATCCATAATCTTGGCCACGCCTTTTGGATCATCTAGCAAGCGGGCAATTTTGGTACGAATGTCTCTGGCTTTTTTATAAACATCTTGACCGGCAACTTTTGTGACATCATTATCAATTTTGTCTTTAAGGCGGCCAATAATGCCAGACCGCTCGTTATTCCAGTTGGAATTAATGTATTTACGCAATCCTTCGGCCTGCTCTACCGTCATTGGCTTAACTTTGCCGTTAGCATCCAATAAATCATTTTCTTTTAAATGCGCCTCAACTCCGCGGCGCAAAGACATAAAACTGTCGTTTACCGTAAAGTTAGAATTTGTATCTAAGAATTTCTGTAAATCGCTCGGCACAACTGCTGGCTGCGTTCCAGCTACTTGTTTGGCCTGGGCATACGATTGATCCATTTGCGTTTGCAAAACATTTTTAAAGTCATCAAATGGTTTGGTAATGCGTGTGCCGCGGTCATAAAGCGCAGTTTCATCTAAGCCAATAGTTCCGCCGGTGCGCTCAATAATCTTTTGGCCAAAGTTTTCTAAGGCCATGCGCTCGTTTGCTAGTGTGTCTCTGTAAAGCTGGCCTACGGGCGCGTCTACTTTACTGGTTTGAAACTCATTAGCGGCAGCAAAACCATCACCTAAAATAGATGACTCACGGGCGTTTTCTAAGCCTACTCGCTGCAAAATTTGCTTGCGCTGCTCCTGCTCTCCCAAATTAACTTTACCTTTGGGCGCGTACTTTACCTCTGGGAATGGCTGCGTATTGGTTGGGGCAGGCATTGTTGGGGTCTGAATTCTGGGTGCTGGCGGTAATGTTGCAGCTGGTCCGCCTTGTTGCTTTGCTTGTAATTGCGCTTGAAACTCTGCATAAGTTACTTTAGGTTTGCCGCCCAAAGTCGGCTCAATTTTTGGCGCTTCTAGTGGTTTTGGTACATTCGTTCCCAAAGCAGTTTCTACTGTTTCCGCGCCCTTCAATACGCCGCGTTGCACGGCTGGGGCAGTTTTTACGCCTGCGCCAGCTGCAACTGTTCCCATCATATTTTCAATATCAGATGCTGGCAGGCCTGTTTTTTCAGCAATCCACGCCGCGCCCTTTTGGAAATTTTCTCCAACAAAATTAAATAATCGGCGGGTTGCCTCGCTTTCATATTCGGGCGTTCCGGCCACACCAAATGTTTTGCCCATTGGGGACTCAAATGGCGCAGCGGCTGCCGTACTAATTTCTTTTGCTTGCTCTGGGCTTTTACCGATTGCTCGGGCTCCGGCGTAAGTTACTGGCTCAACTATGCCTGGCACAACTCCACCAATGGTAGTGTCATAAAAACTAGCAGCTGCACGGCCAAACTGAGTTAATGGGCCTGGCTGGCTCATATCCTTAACTTTGCCTACTTTTCGCGTTGGGGCTGCAGGCGCTTGGGTTTCAGTTGTTTTGATTTCAGCTGGTTTACCTAAAATCATGTCACCCACAGGATCAGCGGAGGTCTGACGCATCTCTGGTTTGGCGGGGGTTGGTTGCGTATTATCTTGCGCTGTTACGGGTGCATTGGTATATGGCCTGCCCATTGCTGGCTGCGCACCAGTAGACAAATTAAAAAATTGCTGCCTAATCTCTAAAGGATATGCATTAAATTTCTCTGGCGATGTTAATACTGACTCAAGCAGTTGTGGGTTTTGACCCATATCAGTAAACCGTTTAATCGCCATTTGCACTTGACTTGGCTGCAAATTTTCAAATCGGAATAAATCTCCAGACGGTTGCTGGGGCGGCGGTTTTGAGCCACCTAATATAAGTTGGCCAATGTCTTGCATTACAAATCACCTGTATTGGTTAATTTGATCAAATTGTTGTATTGCCGGAACAAGTTTTGCCGCTGATTGTCATCCATACCGCCAAGCAATTTGTTTGTTAATTCCTCGCGTTTTTTGACATCTTTAACATCTCGCGCAATATTCATAATCTCAAATATGCGAGAGTCTGCATTAGCCGACCACATCTGCTGGAATCGTTTAGCGTTGGCATCACCAAATTTCTGGGTGTGGCGCTGCATTCCGGTGGCCATCATATCCAGATTGGTAATATCGGCATCGGCGCGGCGGGCAATACTTAGCAATACATCCGGTGGGAAAGTTTCATCGCCACTCGCCATGCGAATCAGCTGCTGGCCGCCAACCGTGTCTAATGAGCCGCCAACTGCCTTAATGTTGGAAATCTGCACATTGGCAAGGTCTTTAGATAATTGTTTATAAGTTGGATCCCCAACAATATCCGCAAATTTTCTTTTAACTGCACCAACAGGGCCTGTTTCTGGCAATACCGATTCTTCTTGCAATTTTTGCGCAGTTTTAACC